CTATAGCTGACCTCAATACTTTGGCGGCAATATCAAGTGATATAACATCACTAGCTAATTCTCTTGAGAAAACGTATACAGTTACTGTTGCAAATCCTGGCTCTGGTAATGTTTTTGTTCTTGATAGCTCGAATGCACCAGCTATCGAGATGTTTAGAGGTAATACTTATATATTTAATCAGAACGACGCAACAAACGATGGACATCCATTAGTATTTAAGAATGGTAGTTCTGCCTACGAAGTTGGCGTTACATATTTTTTAAACGGTTCTGAAACTACACAGTCAAATTATGTAAACGTAACAAACTTCAATGCTGGTCGAAGCTCTGGTGATAGAAAAATACAGATAGAAGTTGCTACTTCTGCTCCTTCTTCTGGACTGAGATACTACTGCTATGTGCATGGTAATGGAATGGGTAATACAATCACAGTTAAGGATAGTAATATATCTTTAGTTGCTGGTTCTATTGCAAATGTAAACACAACTGCTGGTGGTCTTACAAACATAAACACAGTTGCTGGTTCAATTTCTAATGTGAATACTGTTGCATCAAATATAACTGGAGTTAATACATTTACAGAAAGATATCGAGTGGCTTCTTCTGCTCCAAGCACAAGTCTTGATGCTGGTGATTTATACTTTGATACTTCTCTGAATGAATTGAAGGCATACAATGGTAGTGCTTGGCAATCGACTGCACCTTCTGCGGCAAATCAAACAAACATCAATATTGTTGCTGGTGAAATAACTGCACAAGAAGATTTAGGTTCTATAACCGAAAGTGTAACAACAAGTTCTGGTAATAATATAAATACTGTGGGTCAAGCTATTGCAAATGTAAATACAGTTGCTGGAATATCTGCAAATGTAACCACAGTCGCTGGTATTTCTTCTAATGTAACAACACTTGCTGGTATTTCTTCTAATATAACTTCTGTTGCAAATAATATTTCTGGTTTGAATAGTTTTGCTGAGAGATATAGAGTTGCAAGTTCTGCACCAACCAGCTCTCTCGATGCTGGTGATTTGTATTTTAACACTACAGCTAATACTTTAAATTATTATAATGGCTCAACATTCGTACCAGTTGTTGCTGGTGCAATGACATCTTTATTAGTAGATACATCACCACAGTTAGGTGGTAATCTTGACGTTAACGGAAATTCAATTGTATCTGCATCTAATGGAGATATAACCATCGCACCGAATGGTAATGGTGAGATAAACTTAAATGGTACTGTCAATACTGACAACTTAACAATAGACTTTGGGAGTATAGCATAATGGCAAAACTTTTAAAATTAAGGGGTGGCACAACTTCCCAACATAGTTCTTTTACTGGTGCTGAAAGAGAAGTCACAGTAGATACAGATAAAGAAACATTAGTTGTGCATGATGGGAGTACGGCTGGTGGCTTCCCTCTTACAAGAATTACTTGGGAAACAAAAACATCAGCTTTTAATGTTGGCATAAATCGAGGTTATTTTGTAAATACCTCTGGGGGAGCTGTTACAGCAACTTTGCCAGCAAGTCCATCTACTGGTGATATGGTTAGATTCATTGATTTAAATGCAACATTTGATTCAAATAATTTGACAGTAGCTCGTAATGGGAAGAAAATACAAGGCGATACAAGCGACCTTACTGTAGCAACTGAACGTGCTGGATTTGCTTTGGTATTCTCAGGGGATACACAAGGTTGGCTTTTACAGGAGAAATAAAATGAGTACATACGAAGCAGTTAGATATAACTTTCTAGGTTCAGCAATAACAGGAATTGTTGCAATCGAAGTTGGAACTATTTTACCTTGGAGTAATAGTACACTACCATCTGGATATTTGAACTGTGATGGAACTGCTGTTTCTCGGTCTACTTATTCTGCTTTGTTTGCAATAATTTCTACAGACTATGGTGCTGGTGATGGTGCATCAACATTTAATCTACCAGATTTAAGAGATAAAGTACCACTAGGAGTGAGTAGCTCGAGAGCAGTAGCATCAACTGGAGGTGCTGAAACAGTTGCATCAACTGGTTCTATAACTATCGGAGCTATTACTCCTTCTGGAAATGTTGGTGGTAGTACAGGAAATGCAACACTTTCAACCGGACAACTTGCGTCACACTCACACAGTAACCCTAGTGGTCCAAGTGCTATGCAATATCAATCTCAAGCGCCACAGACCTTTCAGGTGGTACGAGGTGGAAGTTATAATGCAGATAATGCGGCTTGGAATACTGGTAATGCTGGAAGTGGTCAAGCACATAGCCACAATATGAGTGCAAACTTTACTGGTGCCGCAGTTACACCAACTGGTAATTTCTCTGGTTCAGCAAGTTCTGTAATTCAACCATATGTTGCAGTTAAATTTATGATTAAAGTTTAGGGAAAAAAATGTTTGATAGTCAGAAAGTAGTAGACGCAAATTTTGTAGCTAGTTTTGATACACCATACACAGATTTATGTGATGAAATTGTAGAAGAATTTGAAAAAATTATTAATAACAATAAAGGTACAGTTCATTACATGGATGGCACTCAAAGTAATTTGAATGAACAATATAGAAAAGATGAAAGTCTTTTGTTTAATACTTGTTCTACAGATTATCATACAAAAATACATGAGGTTCTTGCAGAGTACACACCAAAGTATGGAGAACTATTTCCAAGTTTTAATATGCATAGTCACTCATCGTATGTAAGTAAAGTTCAGAGAACAGTTTCTAAAGGTGGCTTTCACCAATGGCACGCAGAACACTCGCCCAATATGGAAAGTGTAAATAGAACTGTGACTTGGACATTATATTTAAATGATATTCCAGAGGGAGAAGGAGAAACAGAGTTTCTTGAATTTGGTCTAAAACTTCAGCCTAAAAAAGGTAGACTCGTTTATTTTCCAGCGGCTTGGACACATACGCACAGAGGTAATCCAGTTTATACAACAACAAAATACATAGCTACTGGCTGGTATCAGTTTTCATAGGAGATTATAATGACACATTATACATTGATTGTTCCAGACAAAACGGTAATCAAAGATGGTACTGCATATCAGATACCATCTAATGATACATGGATAAATGATTTTTCTGGGATTCATGCAATCCAAATTAGTGATAGTTCAGGAGAAGTAGAGCCAGTATCTGGCGAACCAAGCACAGCAACATCTACACAGATTAAATCAATACAAGATAAATGGGCTGAATTAAAAGCAGCAGATGATAAAGCAATTGAAGACTATAATAATAGCTGGGATAGAGTGCGAGCAGAACGCAATAGTTTGCTTTTTTCTACTGACTGGACTGTAATTCCTGATAGTGCTTTGACTAGCGAGAAGCAAGAAGAGTTTAAAAAATACAGAACTGACCTTAGAAATTTACCACAGACATATTCTTCTAATAGTCCAAAAGATATTACTGTAGAAAATGGTGATGTGTCTGTTGGTGGTACAAAGAAAATAACAAAACCAAGTTAATAATGTATGCTCGACCCATTAACAATAAGTGCGGCTGTCGCAACAGCTAACACGGCGTTCAATGGGTTGAAGCGTGCTTTTCAAGTTGGAAAAGATATTCAGAGTATGGGGAATGACTTATCCAAATGGATGAGTGCCGCATCAGATATCGAAAACGCACAGAAGAGAGCTAAGAATCCTTCTTTCATCACTAAACTTACACGCAGAGGTAGTATCGAACAAGAAGCTGTTGAAGCATTGACTGCTAAGAAACGGCTTGAGGAACAGCGATACGAACTCCAACAGTTTATTAAGTTCAGGCATGGTGTTAATGCTTGGAATGAACTGCTTAAAATGGAAGGTGATATACGCAAGCGTAGGCAGAAAGAGATATATGACAAACAAGTATTGCGACAAAAGATAATTACAGTTATCGTTGTATTACTTTGTGTGATTATTGGTATGGGCATTTTACTAGCTTTTATATACGGATTGATACAACTCGATAGGGGAAACATAGGCTGATGACACCAGAAACGCTCGACAAGTGGCGAATCCTCCCACGCTTGATGATGCTAGCTATGACCTGTGTTTACATTAGGTGTATCGAGTGGGCATTGAGTCAGCCTGACCTTACCACTCAACAGGCTGGCTTGGTGTCCGTTGTGACTGGAGCTATGACTGGTTCTTTTGCTATCTGGCTGGGTAAGGAGAGTAATAATGAAGTACGCTAAGTTAACCGAACGACAGAATAAAACCATGGAGAAACATAAGAAACATCATTCTAAAAAACACATGGTTGCTATGGCTAAGATGATGGCTAAAGGAAAGTCATTCACAGCCGCACATAAAAAAGCAATGAAAGATGTGGGTAAATGATATTCAAAGCACTACAACTTGTAGGTGGTATGGCATCTACATGGATAGAATCCAAAGCTGAGTCACAAAAACTTAACCTGGAGATAAAAAAGAAGCAGTTGACTGGAGATATCGACTGGGATT